CGTTTGGCCTCAGAATATTGAGGAAAAGGACATCAACGATATGGTCTTAGGTGGACATGACGTAAAGAATGTGTTAGAATCAAATACATTCTCTGGATTACAAGCAAAACTTAAATTTAATACTTGGAAAAAAATATGAGCAACGGAACTAAAGTTGTAAAAAGAGATGGTTCGATACAACCATTGAACCTAGAAAAGATGCATGTCATGGTTGAAGAGGCATGTAAGGGTCTTGCAGGGGTCTCTGCGAGTCAAGTTGAGATACAGTCAGGTATTCAGTTCTATGATGGTATTACCACTGCTGAGATACAGGAAATCTTAATTAAGTCAGCAAGTGATTTGATTTCCGTGGAACATTCAAACTATCAGTATGTGGCTGCTCGTCTGTTATTGTTCTCAGTGCGTAAAAGTTTGTATGGTGGCATACGAGATCTACCTCATTTAGAGAATCATATCTATTCTTGCACCAATATTGATGTATATGATAAGGATATATTTACCAAATATTCAAAAGAGGAGATAGAGAAGGCAAATAATTTCATAGATCACAGTCGTGATTTTCTGTTCACATATGCTGGTCTTCGTCAAGTTGTCGATAAATATCTTGTACAGGATCGAAGTGGTGGTGGAGTCTATGAGTCTCCACAGTTCATGTATATCATGATTGCTCTGACTATTTTTGCAGAGTATCCAAAAGAGATCCGAATGTCTTACGTCAAAAAGTATTACGATGCCATTTCCAAACACAAGATCAACATCCCAACACCAATCATGGGAGGAGTCAGAACACCCATTCGGCAGTTTGCGTCTTGCGTTCTGGTTGATATTGACGACACCTTGGATAGTATTTTTAGTAGTGATATGGCCATTGGCAGGTATGTCGCTCAAAGGGCTGGTATCGGTATCAACGCAGGTAGGATCCGTGGGATCAACAGTAAAATCAGGGGTGGAGAAGTTCAACACACAGGTGTTGTACCGTTCCTCAAAAAGTTTGAAGCAACTGTCAGATGTTGCACTCAAAATGGCATTAGAGGTGGATCAGCGACTGTCCACTTCCCAATCTGGCACCAAGAAATAAAAGATATATTAGTTTTAAAAAATAATAAAGGAACAGAAGATAATCGTGTTCGTAAATTAGACTATAGTATTCAGTTAAGTGCATTATTTTATCAAAGATTTATTGACAATGAAAAAATTACCCTTTTTTCTCCTCATGATGTTGCAGGGCTTTACGATAGTTTTGGTTCTCCAGATTTTGACGACCTATACGTAAAGTATGAAAATGATCCCAACATTCCAAAGGAAACAATCGGTGCACAGGAACTTTTCCTTGATTTGTTGAAGGAGAGAGCAGAGACTGGTCGTATCTACATCATGAATATCGATCATTGTAATACTCACTCATCATTTAAAGACAAGGTTTACATGAGTAATCTTTGTCAGGAAATCACATTACCAACATATCCACTTCAACATATCGATGATCACCTTGGTGAGATCGCACTTTGTATATTATCTGCAATAAATGTGGGCAAGGTTCAATCTGATAAAGAATTAGAGGACTTATGTGATCTTTCAGTCCGTGCATTGGATGAGTTAATTGACTATCAGGAGTACCCTGTAAAGGCAGCAGAAACCGCTACAAAGGCGAGAAGATCACTCGGTATAGGTTTCATAGGTCTTGCACATTATTTGGCAAAATTAGGATACAAATATGATTCACAAGAAGCATGGGATGCTGTTCATCAATTATCAGAATCATTCCAATATTATCTTTTAAAAGCATCAAATAAACTTGCAAAAGAGAAGGGTCATTGCGAAAACTTTGGTCGTACAAAGTATGCTGATGGAATTCTTCCGATTGATACATATAAGAAGGACGTGGATGAAATCAGCAATCCTAACTATCAACATGATTGGGAATCTCTTAGAGCATCTATCTTGGAACATGGCCTTAGGCACTCAACATTGTCCGCACAGATGCCATCGGAGAGCAGTTCCGTTGTGTCAAACGCAACAAATGGAATCGAACCTCCTAGAGACTACCTGTCCGTTAAAAAATCAAAGAAAGGGCCTCTTAAGCAGGTGGTTCCATCTTATGGAAGCCTAAAAAACAACTATACCCTTCTTTGGGATATGCCTGATAACACTGGATATATCAACATAGTCGCTGTGATGCAGAAGTTTTTCGATCAAGCAATCTCTGGGAACTGGTCATACAACCCAGAGCACTTTGACGACTCCGAAGTTCCTGTTTCAGTGATGGCACAAGATCTTTTAACCACATATAAGTATGGTTGGAAGACATCATATTATCAAAACACCAACGATATGAAGAGTGATGAGATAGAGGAGGAGACCCCGAATCTTGAAGATTTAATGAAAGAAATAAATTCATCTAAGGAGGAAGAGTGTGAGTCCTGCTCAATCTAAAGTAGAAGGAATGACAGTATTTAATACAAATGAAGTGAATATTAAGAAGCAACCAATGTTTTTTGGACAGCCTCTTGGTATCCAAAGGTATGATTTCTTCAAATATCCTGTATTTGATAAACTTACCACACAACAATTAGGATATTTTTGGAGACCAGAAGAAGTGTCTCTTCAAAAAGATCGTGGTGATTATCAATCACTAAGACCAGAACAGAAACATATCTATACTTCTAACTTAAAGTATCAGATTATGTTAGACTCTGTACAAGGTCGTGCACCCGGTATGGCATTTATTCCATATTGTTCACTACCAGAGTTAGAGTCATGCATGGAAGTGTGGGGATTCATGGAGATGATCCATAGTCGTTCATACACATACGTTATCAAGAATGTTTATCCTGATGCATCAGAGGTATTTGATAAGATTATCAGTGATCCTAGAATATTAGAACGTGCAGCAAGTGTTACAGAGTCCTATGATGACTTTATTAACTATGCTCAAGAGTGGGGTACAGGTAATATGTGGAAGGATGGTCATCGTGAGAGCACCACAGCAGAGTGGGAAAGAAAAGAATTAAAAAGAAAACTTTATAGGGCAGTCGCAAATGTTAACATTTTGGAAGGTATCCGCTTTTATGTTTCTTTCGCTTGTAGTTTTGCTTTTGGTGAGCTTAAACTCATGGAAGGATCTGCGAAAATCATTTCGCTTATTGCAAGAGATGAGAACCAGCATTTGGTTTTAACTCAAAACATTCTAAGAAACTGGAGGAAGGGTGATGATCCAGAAATGCAGGAGATCATGAAGGAAGAAGAAGAGTGGACTTATAAGATGTTTGACCGTGCAGTAAATGAAGAGAAGAGATGGGCTGACTATCTGTTCAAGGATGGGTCAATGATTGGTTTGAATGATAAGTTACTTCAACAATATGTTGAGTGGATTGCAAACAGAAGACTTAGATCTATCAATCTAAAACCACTTTATGATATTTCTGCAAGAAACAATCCTTTACCATGGACAGACCATTGGATCTCCTCTAAGGGTCTTCAAGTGGCACCACAGGAGACAGAAGTAGAGTCATATGTAGTTGGTGGTATCAAGCAAGATGTGAAGAAAGATACCTTTAGTGGTTTCAAATTATAGTTGATTTTACATAACTAAATAATGCGTTAGAAGTCCTTAAGGATTATGAACGTAGATTATGAAAATCCCTGGCTATACAAAGATACAACTTTCTCTTCTGACGATATTGGCGATTTCTTCGGTTACGTCTACCTCATTACAAATAATAAAAATGGGAGACAATACATCGGACGTAAATACTTCTGGCAGTTTAGAACTCCTAAAGGAAAGAAACGCAAAGTAAAATCTGAATCTGATTGGAAAAAGTACTATGGGTCTTGTCCGGAACTTAAAGAAGAGATTAAACAATCTGGTAAGCAAAATTTTAGTCGAGTTATCTTATCACTACATTATACAAAGGGCAAAACAAACTACGAAGAAACAAGACAACTCTTCAATCACAAAGTCCTCACAGAGCAGCTTGACGACGGAACTCCAAAATACTATAATAGCAACATCCTCTCAAGATATTTTAGAAAAGATTACTATGGAACAGAGTCCTGAAGCAGCACTCTTTGATGCAAGAAAGTGGTCGATTGATCGTTTAAATAATGCAAAGAGTATTGGTGAGAAAGATGCAATCTATAAAGAATTTGAGGAATGGATCGAAGTCGAGCCTAATGATGAAGACCTTGAAGTCTTATATTTAGAGAACCTTTCAGAGTATTACAAAGAAGGGGGTTGACAAATAAAATCCCTTGTATTATAATTAGTTTGTTGGACGCAACATAGGGAGTGACTGAATAAACTTACTGGCAATCGCTGGTTAAGGTGATGAGACACAGGT